ACGAAAAGCAAGAAGAAAAAAAATTGAGCGAAAAGAAAGATAAATTAAATGTTCTTTTAAGCGAAGGCAAGATCAATGCGGATCAAAGAGATGAAGCATTGAAGCTTTCAAAAGACGAGTTCAAAGGCTTCCTGGCCATCGCAAAAGTTGGCGAGAAAGTGGTCAAGCTTTGGGAAACGGGAAACAACGAAACTCCGGGCGATGAGTCTGAGGACGGCGACGTTCAAGATAAGGTCATTGAGCTTTCGGAAAAGAAAATGAAAGAAGATGCGACTCTTTCGTTTAGAGAGGCTACGGCCTTAGTTCTCTCGGAGAACAAAGAACTCGCAAAAAAGTATAGCGAAATTTAAGGAGGAAACATGAGTTCATATAAGCAACCTGTTATTTTTACTTATGAGGCCGACGGCGTGATCGCTGCTGATAAGCAGTATCACCTAGCGAAGTTCGGATCTTCTGACGACTCGGTTGTCGTTGCGGATCTTGATGCTAAGGCTATCGGAGTTATCATGACTCAACCAAGTGGAGTTGCCGGAGAGCAACTTGAGATCGCCGGATCAAACGGCGGCGCGGTTGTTAAAGTTGCGGCAGCAATCGCTCGCGGCGAATATTTTAAAAGTGATGCGGCCGGGAAGGCTGTTGTTGCGGCCGATCGCGCTAGTGCGCTTGGACAAATCGATGAAAGCGCAACGGCAGCGAACCAAGTTGTTGCTTGCGTTCTATTTTAATTAAGGAGGATTGAAATGAGTCAAATGAAGGCTATCGTCGATAAGTTATTGACCAACGTTTCCAACGCATATATCCCGACGGGCTATATCTCGGAAGCTGCGCTCCCTACTTTGAGCGTGAAACAAAAAACAGGCAAGATCGGAAAATATGGCAACAATCATATTCGTCTAGTTAATGCCAAGATGGGCGGCCGTGGCCAAGCTCGTCGCTTTGAACCTATCATCCGCGATTCGGATCTTTATTCGATCGAGTCTCATGGCCTGGAAGGCATGGTCACGGAAGATGATTTCGACAACGTTGAAGAACCTTTCGACGCTGAAAGCGATGAAACAACGGGCTTAACTTCAACGCTTTGGACGGCAAAAGAACACGCCTTCTCGAGCGTTGTCACGGATCCGGGAACCATCACTCAAAACGTTGATATCGTAACCGCGACGGACAAGTTCACGGATTACACGAACTCGAAACCTCTTGACGTTTTTAGGGACGCTCAAAACGCGGTTCTCGACGGTTGTGGAACGATGCCGAATCGCGCGATCATCTCTCAAAAGGTGCTTAACGTTTTGAAGTATCATCCTGCAATCCTTAGAACTCTTGGCTATTCGGACAATCGTGCCGGAACTCTTCAATTGAGTGAGATCGCTCATGCGATGGGAGTTGAGATTCTACACGTTGGCGACGCTTCTTATAATGCTTCGAAGCTTGGTGAAGCCGATTCCCTTACTCAATTGTGGGGAAATCACATCGTGTTTTATCACGCTCCAAAAACAGCGGCGAAATATCAACAATCTTTCGGCTATTACATGACGTTGAAAGGTCGCGGATCTCGTCGAGTTTATAAGTACAACGTAAACAATCCACCTAATGCTAAAGGCATTATCGTGCAAGATGATTATGTTTTCGCGTTAACCAATGCGAAGTGTGCTTATCTTATTCAAAACGCTATCTAAAAAACTTGGGCCCTCCGGGGCCCATTTTACAAATGAGGTCGAAAATGTTCGATAAGAAAGAAGAGAAAAAAACGACCGAAGAGAAGGTCGAAAAAAAGGCATCAACTAAAAAAGCTAGCGCGGAGAAACTCGCGAAGTCGGCTTTTTATTTCAAAGGAAATCACTTCAAAACCGATTCGGTTGTCGATCTTCCAAAAGAAGATCTTGAGTTCCTCGAGTCGAAAGGTAAGCTCAAGTGAGTTATTGTTCGGTTGATGATATTCGCTCCGATTTTAAAGATATCGTTTTCAACGCAACTTCATCCGTTACGGAAGCCGAAGTCGAAAAGTTTATCTTGGAAGAGTCGGCCTTTATTGATTCGATGATATGCTCTCGATATCAAGTCCCGGTCGCCGAAATTGATTCGCCGAACGCCTTTCTCGTTTTAAAGAGGATTTGCATCTTCTTGGCGAGCGATCGAGTTCGTCACGTTCTTTATGTAAAAACCGGAAGAGATAATTCCGAACAAGACACGAAGGGCCTCAAGTCCTTATCTCGTCAACCGAGAAGAGATCTCGAAGCAATAAGAGACAACAAGTCTAAACTTGGAGACGCGATCGCTCTCGAAGAGTGTATCGGCTTCGACGTTGGAACCGACTCGACTTGTTCAGATATGTTATTCAATCCTAGAAAACAACAATGGTGAGATTATGACCGGCCCTCTTGGATTCACGTCCTACGAAATAGAGAACGACAAGGAGTTCGCAAGAGCTCTTTCTCGCGCGGCCAAGATTGTCGGAAATCTCGAGACGCCCCTTCGTCAGATTGGGGCGGACTTTCGAAAGTCTCGAAAAGCTATTTTCGCCCTCGAGTCGGCCGGCCAATATCCCGACCTCTCATCTCGTCCGCTTAATGCGTTTTGGGAGAGAGATCCGAAGCTTCGTCGGGCCGCACTAAGAGGCGGATCTAAGGCTTATAAATTTGCGAAGTTCGGATTCGCTTATCCAATCTTAAAACAAACGGGAAGGCTCGAGGATTCCTTGACGAGGGCCGGGCATCCTGAAAACATTTCAAACATAAACGTCGACGAAGCGGAGTTCGGAACGAAAGTCCCTTATGGTGTTTATCATCAAGAAGGGACGAAAAGAATCCCGGTTCGTAAGTTTCTATTTATTGGGCCCGAGGCTCCAAGATTCGCGAAGGGAGACGCCTTAAAAGGCTTCCCGGAGAGAGCCTTGAAAACGCTTGAAGCATACGTCCTACGTCAAACCGGGCTATCGATTCAAGAGGCGACCGGAGTCGCTCCGATAACTAAGGAGGACAAGTGATATATATCGAAGATTTTCTCGAGCAAGTCATTTGTCTCGTCAAAAATAACATAAATCAAGAGCTCGCCAAGATCGACGCCGAGAGAGGGGACTTCGTTTTGAAGCCAATCGATCTCGAAAACGCGATCGTCTTTCAGTCTCTTAACAATCTCCCGGTGAACTTTGATCCGATTCTTTATTATGGAGTCGATCAGGTAAGCAATAACGGAGATGTTGAGTCGGCTACGGGTGAGACTTGGGATATCGAGTTCTCTTTCATCTTGTCGGATCCTCAAGATCGCACGGCGGACAAAAGGCTTTTGAGATATCAACGCGCTTTAAAGAGTATTTTTTTAAATAACTATATTAAAATAAATAACATGAGACAAAAGGTGAGAGTCCGGTCGTTGAACCCGGTCGCGTTTACTCTCTCCAATTCGTCAAATGAGTTTCGGGCGATCGGGATAATTGTCGAAACAACTTTATTTCAATAACAAGGAGAGTGGAAAATGAGTTTATCGAATCCAAGAATTTTCTTCGGGGTTCACTCTTTCACTGCTTATTGTCGAGACTCGGGCCTTCCTTACGGAACCGCTCTTGTTCTTGGACAATCGGGATTTTCGCTTTCGGGAGAGCTTGCGAGCTTGACCGGGGGATCGAATAAGTACCCATGGGCGGTTGAAGAAACGAATATCACTGCGGAGCTTTCGGTCACTGTTAAGCAGTACGAAGATTGGATGATGCAGCTATTCCTAGGAAAGAAACCAACGGCCGGAGTCGCGTCTGCGACCGGATCAATCACGGCGCTTGTCGACAAGAAGGGTTCACTTGTCAACGCAACAACCGGGATTGTAAGCGTTGGAATCAAAGCCGGATCGGAAACGGACTTGAAGTTTTCGAAGTACGTCGTAAAAGTTCACGACAAGGCGCTCGATCAAGTTCACGTTTACGCGAAATCGAACGTTGATTTTTCAAGAGGAACGGACGCGGATTATCAAGACAATCTCTTGAGAATCACGAACAATCCTTTGACGATCACGAACGGCGGAGCGATTGAGATCCCGGGTTTCGGAGTTGAATTGATTGGCGGTTCGGCCGTTGATCTTGCCACGCTTTCAAACGATGGCGATACGGCGGAATTTGAAGTCCTTCCTCCCGACACGAAATCAATGAGCGCCGTTTTTGGCGGATCATCGGACGTTTTCCCGGAGTTCGGCGCGATCGTTGTCGGCCAACAAAGAGGAAACGGCGAAATGGTTGAACTTGATATCTTCCGTCTTAAGGCCGTGGGCCTTCCAGATCGGAAGAGCACACGTCTGAACTCCAGTCACCGATGTATCTCGTATGCCGTCTTCTGCTTGAAAAAAA